TAATCGCTCAGCAACATCGGCATGAACGGTGTTAACCGTTCGTCCAGGGAGAGTCCTTTCGGATTCCAACCCAGACCACCGACTGATTCAGGTAACCCACTGATTAGCTTAACAACGGTTCGTTGTTTTGGCTGAAGGAGGGGTAAAATGTAAGGCATGTTCTTAACGATATCCAAAAAGGACTCGTCAGAGACATGTCTCCATTTAAACTGAGGAACCATCCCATCTTTCGTGTAAACGATTGATCGGAACTCAGCTACCTGTGTCGAGTTCAGAGTCTTCGATTCTGAAACAGGACAGCCGAGACGACTCAGCATGGATCGATACCTAGTGTATAGATCCCGATCTAAGATGACAACATCATCACCAAGAATGAAAAATTCTTCATTCCACTCTTTGCCTAAGAGCCCTTGAAGAAGGAGCCCATGGGTGAGAGCGAAAGCAGCAAAACTTGGGTATAACCCAAGAGGCTGACCTTTGGTCCAGTTCAAAAACCTGGTTAGACCGAACTCAGATAGAACTTTGGTATTAAAGCCTCGCGGCAAATGCCATCGTCCTTTAGACACCCTCGAAAAGAGGTCCGTATCAACGGAATCAGGAATCAACGCTTTAAGCGCGACCATCTGAAGGTCTAAGGGGAAGTAGTCAGTAGCACCTGAAAGGTCTACTGAGAAAACTTCTTTATTCTGAGATAATGCTGACAATAAAGCTTTATCAGCTTTACACTGACTGAAAGTACAGTCCCAAGGAAGTAACTTGAGGCGAGAAAACAACTCGTTGCCTAACGGCTCGAGAACTCGTTGAAAGATACGACCGGGATTAGCTACAGACCGAAGTTTGTAGCCGGGTTCCTGAATAAGGCCGATACGGCCTACATAAAGGTCCCCTACATCCTGAGGCTCACTCGCGCTTTTTGCGCCACCGAGCGTATAAGGATGCTGTACAACGTCGACTTCAGGTTCCAAACCTAGTAAAACAGGTGAGAAACGTTGAATGAAGTCATGATAGAGGCGGATGCCTGAGGATGTAATCCCAAGGTATCTGATGCTATCTATCACACCCTCGATTTCAGGAACTGTACCTCTTGGTACAGGAGCCCTTTTAGAGGGAGACGCGAAGTAATTCAGCAGTGGTCTAGCCTTCGGTAGTTCCCCTCTAAAGGGACGAAGACCAGACAGCCGAAATCCAGACATCACAACTTCTGCAATGTCGGATGGGATAATCACAGCTTTCGCTGTGACACCGGAAAGAAACTTTCGAGCTTGAGCCTCAGTAACCTGAGGGGCAAGAAAGTGTGTGTAAACGTTCAGAAGAGCCAAGGTGCGCTCAAATCTGAAAGAACTTCGAGAGGAATAAACCTCAAGAGCTCCCAAGACGCCGCCAAACACCGTACTGGCTTTGCCTTTGCGTATCCACACTGAAACTGGTGGGAGACCTGCCTTCTTACGAAGAAGATCAACCTTAACCTGTTTCAATCTATTCACGGTCCACTCGATACCAGAAGCCTCACACCACTTGATTACCAAATGGATGAAAGGCACGCTGATATTTCGAGGAACACCAATAACCCTTCCACGCTGTAAGAGATCACCCTTTTCTTCGACTGATAATACAGTCATTTCCAGCCTCCTTTAAGGATGTATGGAGAAGAACAGGGGTAGATCCACTACCGCGTGGAGTTGTAGTAATCGCCCGCGACCAAAGCTGCTTTACCAATGACTGGAGGTACGAGTGTTCTCGATATTCTTCTCCTGGCGTTTTCCGATAACAATTCGAAACTCGACAGTGTGATCAAGAACATCTTCCAGAATGGTCC